GCCTCTCTATGCCGGGGTCCCCCCCGGCCACCGCCTTCTGTTAGAAGGGCGGTGCTTTCACGAGCTTCATGCTAGCGGCTCGTGGACGCCCAGAACGGCTGAGGTGCTCCTCATCGACATTCGCATTGCCGATTGTTGTGAGAAGACACTTCAGTAGGGCACCATGCCCGTCGATCCCGATGTTCGGAATCTTCGGTGCAACTACCCACCCCTTTGTTCGCGGGGCTTGGTAGTCTCCGCCCACTGAATCTACTTGGTAGTAGCCCAGTGGGTGGTGGCGTCCTATGATAGGGCTCGTCGGAGCGACGTACGGATAGTGTCGGATGACACGCTCCAGTACGTCATCCAGCAACGCGGTCGTGTGAATCATCCCTACGCTTAGTAGGTGATTCCGCGTCGCGGATGTTGTGACGATCCTATCCACATCCTGCCGTGACGTAGGGAGTTCCTTCCTGAATCGGACGATGGAAACATCCAATCCATTCCAGTACTCCTTACCGCAAGACTCTCTGAACTCTCCAGTCCAGAAAGACTTGTTGCGATTTACCTTGAAGCCGAACAGCTCAAGGTACTCGATCACGGTTTCGGCCATGGGTGTCGGGACGATGATGTCGTCTCCAAACACCCTCACCCTATCACGGAACTTCCTGTAGGAAGCCCGTGCCTGGGGTAGACCGTCCGCCTGTACACACTTGGTCAAGACCACGGCTGCAAACACCATGGCCTCGATTGGGAATGTCAGAGCGGAGCCCATTGACGCAAACTTCAGGAGAGGGATTACCTCGCCCGAAGGTAGCCGGGCAGTCGTCGATCTGCAAGCCTGGATCCCCTCTAGGAAGAAGGGGTAGTCCGCGAACAGTTCTTCGACTAGCCAGTTCGCAACACGGTCGGAAGCTTCGCTCAGATCGAGCGTCGCCAACGACCCGTCTTCGGATCCAATGCAAGCGAGGGCCTGGTTAGGCCACTGCTGCGTGAATCCGACGAACCACTCAGCATCGTTCTCGACAGTATGACCGTCAAGGCGATGTTGCTCGAGTAGTTCGACTAGCCTAGAGCTGATGGCCTGCTGCACGTACTGCATGCAGGTCGGCTCTTCGGCAATCAGACGTGGTGTTGTGTGCGTCTTCGGAACGTCCGTCAGTTTTGCCGACGTTTCGTTCCACGGATCCAAGAAACTCGTCCGGCAGTATGCTTCCTCAGCGTACTTCGGGTTTGAGACCCCATACTCCCCTAAAGGGAAGAGAGGCTCTAGCCTGTCGTGCCAAGTAGGAAGCATCCACTTTTGATTCCCTTTGAGGGAATCAGCAGTGGCGCCGGGTCCGTGCTTCGGCTTGAGCGACCCATCATAGATCTCACGATCTAGGGTGCTCAGTACGTCGCCGAAGACTACTCGGACAGTCCTCCGGACAGCAGCGAGCTGACCTCCTCCGAAGAGGGTGTCGGCCCGCTCGTCCATAAAGGGCGATCGAGTTCCTTGTCGGTCTCCACGTACTGGCGATACGCAGCGTCGACTCGGGGTTGGGAGCACTGCTCCTTCTCCTTGCCGAACATCAGGCAGAGTTGCCTGATTGCTGTGATCGCATCTGCCATCTGCGCCACGGTTAGGGCCCCATGAAACTCAGGGACCCGCAGCCGCGGGACTAGCAGCAGATCCGCGTGAGCACTTGCGTGCTCAAACTCCGCGGCAGTCATGTGCAGGTCAGCATTGAACACGAGATCCATGAAGTTACCCAGAAATTTGGGAACTCCACCACCCAGCTTCACGGTGTCGATTGGAAACTCGTAGTCCGCGTCAAGACGCGTGACTTTGAGCTTCTGCCTCGAGAAACCACGAAACAGGGTGCGAGGGATCCGACGGTGGGACAAGGCTAGTTCAAAATCCTTGCCCATCCTCGGTAGGGCGACCTTGAAGAAAGAGTCGCCTTCTCGTGCAACGCGCGCGCTAAGCGTTTCCGCGTCGCGCTGGGTGTCGACCAAGCACTGCGCACCAAGTTCATTGAGTGCGCAAAGCCAGATCTCACTTCGGCTTTTCATCCCGTCCTCTCCTTTCAGGTGAGGTTCTGGGAGTCCTAGCCATGTTCCTGGACGAAAAGACGACGGGCCCTGAGTGGGCCCGCCGTCCAACCCGTCCGTCTACGACTCGCCGTTGATAACCTTCGTCAGGTTACCAGCGAGGTCTGTCCAGTCAACCAAGGCCTGGGCGTGATAGCCCACCTCGGTAGTCGAGAACCCCACGATGGGGGCATCGATGACAAGATAGACCGACATCGAGTACTGTCGGGACACTCCATCGAGGAGTGGATCCGCGGCAGTCTTCGTGATGTCGAGACGGACCGTGTCACGACTCCGCTTACCGCGCTGATGCGCAATGCGGAGCTTCCGACCCGTAGTGGCGTTGTGAAACACGCCCTCCGGATCGAAGGAGACGCGGGGCAGGTTATCTGCCACCGCGTTCGTGGTGACGGTCTGGGGTTCAGTGAACATGACGTGTGACTCTCTGACTGTTGGGCCTGATGGCCCAGGAGAACGGCAGGCGGGTTTGCCTACCGCTTGTTGATCGCGCTAATTGCTAGCGCGGCCAAGATCGAACTCTGACGCGGGGTTAATGACCCTAAGTCAAAGCCGAATCCGAATGGTGAAGCAGTCCGTCGCTGCACAACCGTGATTTTCAGGTTGGCAGCTAGCCGCTGGGCCGTATACTGGGAGTTAATCGCCAGTGGTCCGGCCCACGTGACATCATACTCGTAGGTCTTACGAGACGTGATGTACGCATAGGGCATTACTAGGCCGTCCTGAGCGAAGTCTGAGATGTTCTTCATGACATCGCCCATGTTGGCAAAGTAATCGGCTACAAAACTGAACGGTACGAGTTCCCAGAGAGTATCAAGCGACGGCGTTACGCCGTACACCTGGTCCATCTCGGCAACCGTTCGACGCCAACCCTCCGGTGGGAGGGTGTACGTGAACGCCCCATCAAACGTCACCTTGTGGGTGAACGTTGAAGTGGAGACGGTCGTACCCCTGTTCCCGAAGTAGGTAATAGCCGCAAGATTCTGCGGCTCCCACGACTGCGCAAGCGCAGTTGTGTGCTTGTCCTCTTGGACAGAGCGCACCACGGGAAAGGCGTAACTGCGGCGGATCCAACGACCAGCATCCCGCTCGTATTGAGCAAGAATGCGGTCTGAGTCCCTCATGGCTTTCCTCAAGTCGTCTTTCAGACTCAAGGAAGGGGCTATTCCCAACTGGTAGTTGAGATAGTTCCCCTCAAGGCCCTGATTGGCTCCGGGTGTCGAGAAGAATTTCCTCTCGGACACCAACTCAGCCACTGCTGTGGCTAAGTCGACCGCTGGAGTGACAGGAGAACACCTACTGATAGCAGTAGTCCCAAGAGCGTCCAAGTCAGAAGACTTAAGGACGCCCATAGGATTCGTGCCTTCAGGGAGCGTTGTGGAGTTCCAGACGTCAGTCGCGCTTTGGTAAGCTTGACTGATCGCCAGGGGCCCCTGCTCACGCAGCATCTTGAAAGCATGCTGCGCAGGTGCTGCCCGTGTACCACCAGGTAAACTGGAGAATGGCACAATGGGCAAACACAAGGCTTCTCGGAGGCTTCCGCCTCCAGGAGAAAGAAGCCTCGTTTTCCTGTTCTCAAGGTCCAACTCGATCTTAACGTGATCGAGTGTACCTCCAGTGTTGGTCCTACCAAGGTAGCGTTTGAAACCCGCGTCCTTGGTATCGAACATGACCTCGAGGAGATCCAGAGGCAGAACGTACGGATAGTTCTCGCGAACTCCCGTACTGTTCTTCTGGTAGGGTATGTACCCTTCAGATCCGTTGACACGGTACCTCTTCCTCGGCAGCCTAATCGTAGGGCTGTTGTTCATGGGTCATGTTCTCCATTCGTAGAGAGATGGGCGTTGCTTGGCATCAACACCCTGGGGCCCCTTACGGGGCC